ATGCTAGCATCATGCAAGCAAAGTGGGGTTACAGAGACAGAGAGAGAGACAGATATATCGTTGTCTAGATTTAATGATTTTTGGAAAGAGTATCCAAGTAATCGTAAAGTAGGTAGAAAACCATGTGAGGTTAAATGGCAAAGAAAAGGTTTAGATAAGATTGCAGATAAGATTATTAATCATGTAAGAGAAATGAGTAAAACTAAATCTTGGAAAGAAGGATTTAATCCTGCACCACTAACTTACATTAATCAAGAAAGATGGGAAGATGAATTACAAAAAGTTCGTAATCCGTGGGATGGTGCTAAATGAATATAGGTGACGCATTAGAGAAGTTGACAGTCAATAAAGAAATTATTAATGATTATTACAAAGGGGAAAATACAAATGCAGAATTTCTCGTTAAGAGTACGGATGTTTTTACTGAAGATGTCGTTCGATATTTTAATTCTGAAATACACAGTGGCAAATCGTTGGGCTTCATTAAAACGGAAGATGACTTTAAGATAAGACCTGCTGAATTAACTGTACTGACTGGTGTGTCTGGACATGGTAAAAGTATGTGGTTGTCTCAAGTTATTTTGTCTTTAATGAAACAACAAACTAAATGCTTGATTGCATCTCTTGAGATGAGACCTGTACTTACTATTGCTCGTATGGTGCAGCAAACATTAAAGTCATCAGAACCTACAGATGATTTTATTTTAAAATTTTGTGAACGTGCAAAAGATAAATTATATCTATACGATCAAACTGGATCTACTACATCAGATGACATGATAGCAACATTGTATTGGGGTAAGCATGTACTTGGTGTAGAAGTATTTGTGATTGACTCACTTATGAAGATGTCAGATATTTCTGAAGACAATTATGAAAAGCAAAAACTTTTTATAGATAGGCTTGCTACAACATGTCGTGATTTACAGATACATATATTCTTGGTTGCACATACTCGTAAGATGGCTGACGAACATGAAGTGCCAGATGCTACACACATTTTAGGTTCAAGTCATATTCGTAACTTATGCGATAACATCATATGCGTATGGAGGAACAAGAAAAAAGAACATGACATTGAAACAGGTGATAAAACAGAAGAAGATTTAAAAGGGCTACCAGATTGCGTTGCTTATCTACAGAAGCAAAGAAACTATCCAGTAGAGGGCAAGTGGAATTTTTGGTTTGATAAAAAAGGTTTGTGTTATAAGGAAAGACCATGACAATAAATGATTTTATAAAGAATTGCAAAGAACTATTCGGTAATGATATAATATACAAAGCGACATCTAATGACGGTGTAACTTTTAAATCTAAAGGATGGAGTGATAAATATGATTCGATTCGTTTTAACCAAATACAATTACGAGAATTTGCTGGCAAAGATTAAAGCACTTGATTTATCAAAAAGATGGCGTGTAAATATTACAGAGGAAAAAGTTGTGAGGTCTCTTGAGCAAAACGAAAGATTGTGGTCACTATATGGGTCAATTGCTAATTACATTGGTGAAGATCCAAGCACTGTTCACGAGTTGCTAGGTTATAAGTTTTTACGTTATCAAACAGAAATAGCTAGTAATGCAGTTGAATTAGTTAAGTCAACGACAAAACTTACAACTAAAGAGATGACAGAGTATCAAGAAAACTGTGAACGATGGGCTGCAGGTCTCGGATGGAGTTGGGAATTATAATGCAATCTATTATTGACGGAATTGTAATATTCTGTATAATGTGGTTCATTGGTGGCACTATTAAATTTATTTGGAGTGTATATGAATTTTACACACGCAGTTGTTGATGATGGTGAAATCATTCGTAAACATCGTTGGTCTAAACGTGAAGCTAAATGGTATAAAGATACTCATCCAGATGTGCAACTTATAGAATTACCTAAAGAACCTGTTAAACCTTTTAACACTAACGACTACGAGGAAGCACCTTACTAATGAATTATAGAAATAAAAAATTATTAGAGGCAGTTAGAGATTTTCCTTGTGCTATGTGTGGCAGACAAGATGGAACGGTTTGTGCTGCTCATTCTAATCAACAACGTGATGGCAAAGGTACAGGAATTAAAGCACATGACTATCGTATCGCTAGCCTATGTTATACTTGCCATGATATGATAGACAATCATAAAGAGTTAGATAAACATGAACGAGTTGAGGCATGGGAATCTGCTCATCGCAAAACTATAGGATTGTTATTTGAAAAAGGATTAATTAAAATATAATGAATATATTATCTTTATTTGATGGAATGTCGTGTGGGCAAATAGCATTAAACCAATTAGGATTTAAAATAGATAATTACTTTGCATCTGAAATAGACAAAGATGCTATGAAAATAGCTAAAAAGAATTTTCCTAATATACAACATATTGGTGATGTTACAAAAGTAAAAGGTAGTGAATTGCCTAAAATAGATTTACTTATGGGCGGTAGTCCATGTCAAGGTTTTAGTTTTGCAGGTAAACAATTAAACTTTAACGATCCAAGAAGTGCATTGTTTTTTGAATTTGTTAGATTACTTAAAGAAACTAATCCTAAATATTTTTTACTTGAAAATGTACGAATGAAAAAAGAATCAGAAGATGTTATTAGTGAATATCTTGGTGTTAAACCAATAACAATTAATTCTTCTTTGGTATCTGCTCAAAATAGAGTTAGATTATATTGGACTAACATTCCTAATGTTACTTTGCCTAAAGATAAAGGTATTTTGTTAAAAGATATATTAGAAACAAATGTAGATAGTAAATATGATTTATCTGATATTGCCAATCATAGAGCAAATACAAATAACAGAAGCAGGGCATTTAAACTTGACCAAGAAAAAAGCGGAGCTTTATTAGCAAACCAACATAAACAAAGTACAGATGCTTTGTATGCAATAAAGGAAATAATTTATAAAGAACCATATTATACAAGGTATGATAACAATGACGGATGTATAGGTTATGTTGGCAAACAACCAAAACAAGCCACTAAAGTATTTTCTACTAATGGAAAGTCTGTATGTTTAACTGCTCTTGGTGGTGGTCAAGGTGGTAAAACAGGGTTATATGAAATACCATATACAAGAACTTGTAGAAAATTAACACCTACAGAATGTGAGAAATTGCAAACAGTTCCTTTAGGATATACGGAAAGTGTATCAGATACTCAAAGATATAAAATGCTTGGTAATGGATGGACTGTTGATGTTATTAAGCATATTTTTCAAAACATGGAGATTTAATTGAGTAAAGGCTCTACAAGAAGACCATTGTTAATTTCTGAACAAGAAGCAGAAGATAATTGGAATAAAATATTTGGTAAACAAAAAACAGTAGTCCCATTACCAAAAAAAACTCCACATAAAATATTAAAACAATCTCGAATAGATACTGTTGGTCAAAATGGTAATGATGGTTTGCATTATGAATACGAATTAAATAAATCCACAGGTGAAGTAGAAAAGCGTTTCCTTGATGGAGTATCTAAACCTAACGAAAGTCAATTTGATGGCGACAAGCCCAACGCAGTTAAGCCTTAAGAAGTTAAGAGAAGAAGGCTACCTAGTAGCAATTACAGAACGATGGAACGCTTTTGCAAAGATAAGACAGGATATGTTTGGATTCATAGATTTACTTGCTATCAAAGATGGTGAGATACTTGCAGTGCAAACTACTACTGCTAGCAACATGTCAGCAAGGGCTAGTAAGATTGCAGACAGTGAGCATGTAGGAATGGTTCGTAAGAGTGGTATGAAAATACATATCCACGGATGGATTAAGAATGGTAGAAAATGGGAATGTAAAGTAATGGATGTATCATGAAGCCACATAGAAGGCAATACGAAGTACACGGTCAATCAGTTAATTTAGAAAAGTTTCGCATTCATATTCTAGAAGTTATTAGCGATAATGAATTAACTATCCCACAGATAGCCAATGCTTTAAAAACTGAATCAAGAAAATTAATGGGTGTGTTATATAACATGCATGCAGAAAAATTAATTAATATTAACAAAGAAGGAAGATTTCTTTTGTTCTTTAAAATAAAGCCTTCATTGCTGCAAGAAATATATCAT